CAATAGCTTCTAAACTAGGATAAACACCTACAATTGTTTTGCGTTTAACTCGACGGATCTTATCGAGATATTTTGCTTCTAGAATATATTGATTATACATTTGTTGTGTCTTTGGCCATTGTTGTTGTAGTTGTAATAGTTTGATACATATTCTCAAACTCTTCATGTTCTTCAAGTTCTAAATTGAAGTTTTGTTTGTGGTATACTTTAGCCATACGACGGAATGTCTTTTTGGATAAATCATGTTTCTCACAAATTTCTTTAATGGCTTCACGAACAAATTCCCGTTCACCTTCGGTGCGTGTCATAGATGCACTAATTTCTTTCATGCAATCTAAAATAGCTTTGCGATCTGCAGGACTTGATGGTACTGTCATAATATATTTCCTTTATTTGCGTTCAATATCTTCTTCGATACAATTATCACCATATTGGATTTCAATAATCTTTAATGGGGATTCGGTTAAATTGCAGAGCTGATGCCATTCAGTATCTGCAATACTAATAGTTGCAAAACGTTCATATGAACCTCTTTTAACTATTTCTTTTGTTTCGGGATGAATTGTATTTACTATTGCCTGTCCTTCTGCAACAAACCACAATTCACTTCGGTGTTGATGTCTTTGCATACTTAGAGACTTGCCCGGTTCCACGGTTAGTTCTTTAAGTTTAATTTCTTTACCGTTTTCGTGGAGTACTCGATAATAACCCCATTGGCGTTCAGTCTTTGGTGCTTTCCATTCTTGAAGAATCCAAGAACTAGAGTTCATTTTGTTTTCGCCGCCTACGCCGAATGCAAATTCTAACTTATCATCTACAATATCCATTTCAGGAATATTCTCTTTAGTACGATCTCCGCCATTCGCAAAAACAATCGTTTGATCTGGAAACAATTCTCTAACTTTTCTAATTGCACCTTTGGCACTGTTATCAGCATCATCAAAAGAAATACAATAAGTAACGGGTTGAAGGGCGTCAATGATTGCCATGCGCTCATTCAATGGCATAAAGGGTTGACCCTTTTTCCGTGTTAACCAATCGTCAGAATTAACTCCGACAACCAATATATTACCTAATTTTCTAGCTGCTTTAAAATATTCGATATGACCACTATGTAAAGGATCAAATCCGCCCGTAACTAATACTACTTTCATATTAACGTCTCATACTTGAAATTGATTTGGCCTCATCATCAGTAAAGATGGGGACAGCATTAGACTTGTGCATAGTGCCAATGCCTAGCATCTTCGTGCCCGTATATTGAGGAATAGGTTTGCTTGCAACTGCACCTGTGTGTCCAGTGTTTAAGCTTTTGATATGTGTATTTGTGATTCTACCTGGAGGAGTAGATAAAGAGTAAGATAACTTTTCTACTTTAGCGGCAGCTTTGTTTTTTGTGCCGTGGGATTGAACAAGCTTTTCCCATTCGGCGGTAAGTTCGCGATGCCGTTTCGCTTCTTCGGCATTACGAAATTTTTGTTTGCCCTTTTTCTTACCTAAAGCAGATAACCAAGGGCCTTCAAGGTGCATAGTCATATAGAATACCTCACTTTAAACATACTTTATTATAACACCTTTTTCAATACTTGTCAAATGCTCTGTATTTGTGATCCTCAAACGATCTCTTATCGTATAATGGATCATCTGGCATGGATCCTAAATCTAACCAGGCTTCTTTGTTGGATACCTCTGCAGAATTGATTTTGAACAAACTTATTACTTGTTCAAAGAAGCCTCTTTCTTTTTTGCTGGGACCGGAACCTTTTTAGGTGGTAGTACATCCGGGAACGCTTCTCGAACAAGATCTTCTTTCAATGACTTGTACTTTGTTTGCAATTTTCTATCTTTGGCCAAACAAACAACTTCTGCTTCTGTCCAATGAATGCCTTCTAACAATTGAACAAATAATTGTTCTTTTCGCGCGCGAGTCAAATTAATACTTTCATTTAACCAAATGTAGAATCGTCTAAATTCAGTATAAAGATTAGTTTCAGAATATCCTGTTGGAATAGACGTGTCCTTCTTGAATGGAGGCTCGCCGTCAGGTAAATATACTTTGATATCAGTATTAAAATTAATTTGCAAAATGCCTTTTAGTACAGGCGTATCATATGCTCTTAACACTTTAATTTTTGATTCTTTGCTTCCAGCCTTTTCGACTTCGTCAAAGATTTGCGGTATTGATGTTTTCATTTTAAAATTCCTCGATGAGTTCGAGCATGTTTTTCATTTTATGCTCAATAAAGAAGTTTAGCAACTTGCTTTTATCTTTTTGTGGTTTTTCGACATAACTATTTATAATAGCATTTTTAATTTTGTCAGGAATAGAATCAAAGCTAACTAATTTCTTATTGCGTTCATAGTTCTTTATAAAATCTGAATCTTTCGGCATAGCTTCAAAGTCTTTGTACCATACATCAATCTTATCTTGACGAATAGGCTTTTGTCGGACATTGTTAACGATACTATCATCAGCAGACAATACATTTGGAACGCCGTCGCCTTTATCGCCTCGAATAATATGTTCAAAGATATATTTTTCGGGACTAATGTCAGGCTTAACGTATTTCTTTTGTACAGGTGAAAACTGTTTCACATTGCTATACTTTTGCAACTGAATAAAGTCGTGATCGCCAGAAAGAACTAGAAATGGCTTTGGATCCTCAAACAAAAGATTGTTTGTATCATTTGTCTGAGACCACTCTGCTAGAACAGCAATAATATCATCTGCTTCTGCGCCGTCGACATTGATTACCTTGTATGGAAAGAATACATCAATCTCACTTCTAATAAGGTTCAATGCTTCAAAGATTGTTTTCCAATCAAAACCGGAGTCTTCTCTTGCCTTCTTACGACCAGCTTTATAATATTGAAAATATTCACGTCTCCAATAATTTTGATTGTCGCAAGCAATAACTAGCTCACCATACTCTTTACCAAATTTTTGTTTATAGCTTCTGATAGAATTTAAAATCATATGCCGCAAAAGAGGCACTTGAATTTCTACATCATTACGTCCGCCCACTTCCATCATAAGATTAGAAATGGCGGTTTGGTTAAAATCAACTACGATCATAATTTTCTTTCATTACATATTTGTTCTATACGTTGCTAATATAGTATCACCTTGTTTTATCGTTATTGTATATCTGGTGATCTCATTAGCTTCCATTATTGCGTCTATAACATCTGCAGCTTCTCTTGCACTAGAATATCCTGTGCCTAAATTTCGAGACCACGTATCATTTGTTTCTGTATTGCCGCCGGGAACAAAAACTATTGCAGTATAAGATTGTCCCGCAGAAGCTGCCGCATCAAAAGGTCCAACATCTGTTCCTGTTACAGATTGAGATGTAACGACACTTGTTACTGCAGTTACATTGCCATTTGGATCTACATATGTACCTTCTACAGCTGTTGTAGGTGATACATTAGCTTGATCTTGCAATACTTCTATATACTTACTAACTGCAGTTTTAACATTCGGCTTAACTGTTAAGTCTAATACTTCACCGGAGCAACCTGAAAGCAAATTGAACACTATCTGAGTAATTTGAGATTGAATAGCATTACGAAGAGCAGCTTTATTAATGGATGCATTAAAACTATCAATAAAACCATTTACAGTACTTTCAAACCCAAGAAGAGCAGTTTTATATGCATCATATCCAGTATTTGCTGCAATTTTATCACCGATAGCTTTAATCAAATCGCCTTGTTTAATTGAATCAATTAAATTTTTAAGGTCAACATCGGGTACAGCATCGTTAGGTGTACAGCCTGAGCCAAGAAGATCTTGTAGTGAACATCCGCCGCCTGCTTCTGCACCTGACAATGTAGCAACACCACTTAGCTTATCAGAATTGCCTTTATATGTAACAAGCTTAGCTCTTAAACGAGTCAAGTCTGCTTTTTCATCTGTTAGTGATTGTTTTTCTGCAGCAATAGTTGTAAAGGGAGGAAGAGGGGAAGCAGTACCTGCACCATTTGCAGTTTCATATGTTGTAATGTCTTGTTGACGGATTGTTATTCGTGTCACTCTGACATCTAATTGATCTATTGTTGTATCAAGAACAGAACCAATAGGATTTTGATAGATTTGCTGAGCAATCTTCTCCATCGTATCCTGAGCAGTAGCAACAATACCAGATGCGTTATTGATAGTATTAGTAATTGTATTAATTAGTGTTGTTACTTCAGTTAAGCCATTTGGAATAACACCTGAACCAGTAGTTATTTGTTTTGCACCTTGACTTAACTGAGTATAAACTTGTTGTAATGGACTGCCGCCAATCTGAGATAATACTATCTTGATTAGCTGACAATAACTTAGACTTAAACCGGCCATATATTTACCTCGTAATTTTTAGAATGATTGTATCTATATTTATCCGACCGTTTACTGCTTGTTCCTTAGATTTAATACTATCCAAGAACGTTCTAAGTTTGACCTTACCCGACGCCATCAAATCTTTAATTTGTTCTTCAGGTTTACGCAAAGTCTTTTGCTTTGATTTTTCTGGAGACCAATTCTGCAAAGTAGTACCTTTAACAGTCATACCTTTTGTAGATTCGGATGTGTATACTGCAAGCTTACGAGTTTTCGTATTAAACAACCATACTTGTTCTGCACCTACAAGATCAATTCCTCTAGCTGAGGACAATCCTAATTCATCATCCTTGAGTTTATATTTCAAACTCTTAACTTGTGCGACTGCTGGTTTTTCGCGAACTGCTCGAGGCTTACGATTGGCTTTCTTGAACTGACCATATTTGTCACAATCTGCAATGAATGATTCAAACATCTTAACCATGCTTTTTAGTTTGCGCTTGTTAAAGTTTGAATAGCCTTCTACAATTTGTGAATCTTTAGAATCTACAACTTCTTCAAATTCTGCAAGTTTGCTTTCTGCCCAAGTCTTAACTGTGATAACATAAGGGGCAGGAATTTGATTACCTTTGAGGTGATTATATAGATTGAACTCTTTATCCTCAGTAACAAACTCATCAATAAAGCCTTCAAGCTCACCTACATATTCAGATGCCTTTTCTTTCATAGCATCTTGAATAGAAGTACGTTTAACTGTTGTTGTAGCTACTGCGACTTTGACGGTTGTTTCTTTTGTCAATAATCTAGCTTTACCTAGATCAATTAGACCAGTAAGATTTTTGTCAAATGCTTTTTGATGATCTGTGGAAACAATGGCGCCTTGTAAAAGCATACGTGCCATCCAACCATAAGTGATGTGAACATCTCTCTCCTCAACCTCGGCAAAATACTTTACATCGGTTGGTCGATTCTTTTTAACATATTGCTGATAGTATTTGTAGGAATCAGACCGTGTCTTTTCTGTACTATACCAATTATTAAGACGCATCAAAGTAATTGTATAGTCATCTGACAAAGGATCGAGTTTAGATACTAGTGGTTCTGATTGAAGAACTTTGCTTGCATCATGTTCACGTTTTGTTGCCATTTATTCTCCAAGGGTAAAGTTAATTTGCTTAATTGAATCATACCTGCAAGAACGCCATTCGTTCTTTTCTAAGTCGAAAACAGAAATCACATCATCGTTTTCTTTACGAACTCGATCTGTCTTCTTTTCGACCACGGGTAATTTAGATTCAACAAGAGTGCATTTCATTTCCCTTATTGTATCATCTTTCTTCCGAAAAGTCAAGCATACAGTTTCCGTTTTTAGAATGCCTTGCAACCATTCTCGGAAAAGTTTTTGTTCTTTTGGATCTGCTTGTTTATACCAATCAAATCCATTTTTAGTGTTAACCAGTAAGTCCTGATATTCCGTATTCATCTTGTACAGCTTTCAAAATAGTTTCAACTCTGTTGTCTACATGGTAATTATAATATACTTTTTCGTGTCTGTCAAGTATTCCAGAAATACCCCTTTCGTCAAAAAGGTTATTCGCTTTTTCCGTCAATCTTTGCGGATTTTGGACATCTTCATAATCATAAAATAGGACATGATCCCAGATATCGACTACATCTTTGTGATATTTTAATGAACGAGGAATAATTGGAATTCCACCTGTAGCCAAAGCATCAAAGATTCGAATAGGTGCATCATTTAGAACAGGAACAATCCAATGTGCTTTATGACTGCACCATTCTGTAAATCTTTCGAGCATATCTTTACTGTGATATGAACCATCAACAAGTTTTACTTCGGATAATTTGCGATTCAATGTTTGAACTGTTTTTTGTCTAATTGGAAATTGTGGATATTCGATATGATGACCCAAAGGCTCATCGGATCTAACAGTATTTTTAATTATCTCAAAATTATCTCGTAAATATTCTCTGGTCCACTGAATAACACCTGAAGGAACAGGACCTGCCATGATATTATTATATCTTGACAAAGGTTCTAAATTATCTGCGTGAGTTGGAACATAAAGGTCGCACATTGCTGCAAGCATGCCAGACAAAGCAAACCAATGATGATTGTCAAAGTCCCAAATAACAAAAATGGATGTAGGCGAACTTAAATATAACTCTACAAAACGAGATAATTCATTATTGACCATTACATTATTGTTACTTAGTATAACAATAGAATTTTCAAAAATCTTCGGAGGACTTTGCATACTGAAGAAATGGATATTCGCATTTGGTGGCTTATATCTAACAGCATGAAATATATGATCGGTCAAATAGATTTGACCTGAGAATTTTGCTTTGAAATTATCTTTAAGATATCTATTTCTAAGATTTTTACCTCTGACCATGTTATACAAAGCATCTTGCTGAGACAACTGACTTGTACCGGCAATAGTTTGTGCAATTTGATTAGCTAAGGCATTTGCGTTGTTGATTAATGTTTGAAAATCATCAGGCGGCGGCGGTGGCGGCATATTAAAAAATACAGACATTAACGACCTCTTCCAACTTTCTTTTGGATTGCCTTATTAATCATTGGTACATTTTTTGGTCTTGCGGATTTCACCATTGCCTGCAAATCTGCTAATGGTTTTGAGTGAAGTTTTGGTTTACCAGATTTGGTAGTGTTTGGATCGCGTTCTTTATGATTAGCCATATCAACTCCTTTAAATAATAACTAAATTATAATATCTAATGATGTAAATGTCAACAGAAGTGCGGGATTGCCCCGCACTTTTTCATAACTATATTTAACCAGCTGCGCCGGCTACTTTTTCTTTAGTTCGTCCATAAGCAGCAATACCGAGTACGGCACCCATTGCTATATGATATAACCCTGCACCTTGCAGTGTTAACGGTTGCCATTGATTTGTAACTGCACCATTACTTAGTGCTTGTAACAATGACCATAGTACTGGGAATAGTACAAAATCAGCTGTACATGTCGCCATGTAAACCCATCCCATTGCTGGTCGCCATTTTTTGTTAATCCAATCTGAATTATCATTTTTAACTAATACATCGGCGCCTTCTTGCATAGCGCCACCTGTGCTTTTCAACATATCAGGGTTACCCGATACATATCCTGCAGGCGGAATTGCATTAGTATTAAATGGAGTAGGGTTCTTTTTCTCCTCGTTTGCGTGTTCGTCCCATGCTGGCATAATTTTCTCCTTTTATTATTATCATACGCCACCACAAAATCATACTATAGACTTAATTGGCTTTTTTCTTTCTTCCGCGCTTAACGGTTTCTTTAACTTCGGCCACTACTGCTTCAGCTTTTGCTTCAACTTTGGCAACTTCTTCTTTAATTTCAGTCTTCGCTGCTTCGACTTTTTCTTCTGCTTTAGCAACTATTTGATCGATCTCTTTAGAGATAACATTATTGTCTTTTTGGCTGTTCATATGTAGCATGTACGCCAAAAAAGCAACAACTGCGATAATGATGATGATAATTTCCATTTTGTATTTCCTTTAAATGATTAAAATTCACGGCCAGACATAGGCCATACTGTTATTTATACCCAGCCTTCTATTGCAAAATCGTTAGCGAATGTTTGCACTTTGAATCTGCTTGGCAATTCATTAAAAAATCCAATTTCTTCAGATGTTTTATCGAGCACGATGTTTGGAAGACCTTCTAGATCTCCGGCAAACACAATACTTAATGTACAATAGTCTGTATTTTTGGAAAACGAATTTTCTTTGTATCGGTCTTCGTAAAAACCCATAGGATATAGATCACCTTTAAAATCTATACCAATTTCTTCTTTGATTTTTCGGCGTGCAGCCTCTACAGCTTTTTCGCCTTTATGTATTCGGCCACCGACTGGCCAAAAAACCCCTTTGCAGGGTTCTTCAGTTCTTTTGATTAGTAGAACTTTATCATTATATCTCAAACACACGTCAACACATAAATTGACGGTGCTATTAATAATTTGTTTGTATTGTTTTTCTGGTATGATCATAATCTATATTTTATGTGTCAAAGATTTTCTAAGTTACTGCTTGTTTTTTCTTCGCCTGCACCTAAAACACACGCCAATCTAGCATCATACTCAATCACAGTCCATGATCGTTTTTCTTTATTTGCTAGTAATGTAATATGAGTATTGTGTACTGTTTTGCCTACCCAAATTGGTTTTTCTTGGTGAATATCTGAGAAATAATTCATAACGGTTTGTGCGTCAGAACACTTCATTAGTTTGGTTAAATCGATAATCTCCTGGGCGTTTGCTATAGAGCTAGTTAGGCAGAATAGGAACGCCATTGCTATTTTTCGCATAATGGCTCCTCATTTAAATAAGTATTTATTACTTATATTTTGCCACCACAATGAGGACAGTTTTGCTTATGCTCTTCTCTTCCTTGTTTGACTACTTTTTTTAAGCGTTTGGCATCGCGCAATGCACTTTTAATAGTGGTTCTACATCTTTCAGATTTGGATTTTTCCAATTCTTTTTTTAAAGTATCTCTTAGTTTATTGAGTCTACCTTCAAAGATATCTAAGAATCCCGATAGTGTTTTCGGATTGTCGCTCATGTTGTTAACCCTTATTTTTAGTATTTATTTGGCAACAAAACTGACATCTAAATTACCATGAGGATTCGTCAACTAATGTTTTGACGATTGCAACATGATCACCATTGAAATCGGCTTCAATACTGCATTTAACAATTGATCCAATACCAGATGAATCATCTGATGTAAGTGTCAAATAATATGAATCAGGATATTTGTCGATGAACTGTTTGATTGTCTCAATGTCATCTCTGTGTAAGTGAATTGTTTGCATATTAGAAAAAATAATTTAAAACTGAAAGTAAATTAATAACAAAACAGATACCGCCGACGAACCATCCAAAAAATGATTCAGATTCGATTACCCATTTTGCTGCCCATATGGTAAAAAGTATATTAAGAACGATCATTATTAATTTCAAAGTGTTTCATGATTTTTACTGCACATTTTTGTTCAACAGTATCTCTTGGGTCTGCGATTTCGTCAATACATAACTTAGCACATTCCTGCACAATCAACTCGGCGAACTTTTTTTCAAACTCTTGTGGGTTAGTATAACACCAACTATCTCCCATAGGTTTTTTCCTGGCCTGTTCAGCAAGTTCTCGAATTCGTTCGTTCATTCTTCAACTCCGAAAAAATGTTCTCGAATAGCCACATAGCTGTCAACACCGCATTGAACATATCCGTCCCAATGTGTGTCTTGCATCATAAGCTTGTCTTCTAGCACAGGTTTATATTGTGCTTCAATCTGCTGCAAGCATTTGTCAATAATCAACTCGGCGAACTTTTGTCTATCAAAGTGTACCTGCCCGTCTACTAGAGCTCCATCGACACGATGACTCCAACATTGTTTTTCCAGTTCTTTAATTCGTTCGTTCATTCTTCAACTCCGAAATGTTCTTTGATATTCTTTGAAGCAAAGGTCAACGCTCTATCCCATTGATTATTACCGTGCCCGTTTCCAATGCTTGCTTGTTCAACACATTTCCGAACAATCAACTGGGCGAGCTTTTCTAACACTTTTTGATTGTGGTCTGGATGTGCTGGATCAATTTCTAAATTGGCCTGTTCAGCAAGTTCTTTAATTCGTTCATTCATAGTATATCCCCAGCATCCATTGTCTTCACTCATACGTATTAGGTTTCATATCTAGTTCCATTCTGTTCGTCACTCATCTCGGTATCCCAACGGCCGAAACCAGGACCCCGTCCGTATCTCCAGTAAGCACATTATAGCAAGCACACCCTCGTTCAAAACAAGCACTGTCGATAACTACAGTATCGGTATCGTTAATAAGCATTTCGGAGAATCGTTCAAGAGCAGCTTCCCAACGGACCCGATCCTTACCAAGACCGTATACGTCAAGACCAGACTCTCGTGCAAATTTTCTTATAGACTCGTTCATTATTTAAGGTGCGGCGGTATAGACCAACAAATCCCTGTCTAGTTTTCGATGCGCTATCACTCTGTCATCAAAAAGGTCGCCAACAGTCCCAACAAGTTTCTGCTCTTGCTGTGGTGGTATGGTGGCTTTCCTGATTGCATCAACAAGCCATGATGGAGGGACGCGTTCTGCTTGCTTTCCATTGTTGACAAGATAAGCAGCCCACCTGCCAAGGCACTCCCACAAATGCGCCACAGGCTCTTGCTGTGGTGGTGCGGGGTTCCAGTCCTGCACCTTTGCATAATCCAAAGACAAGTTTCGCATCTTTGCAAAGTCTCTGATTGCATCCACTGCTGGAGATGCGTCGTCAGCAGATGACAAAACAATACGTTCTTTGCGTGAGGTCAGCCAGCCCATAAAATCAAACAGTGCGCCAGCAATAACAGGATGCGCCACAGTCTCCTGCTCTTGTGCCAAGGCTTCTTCGATGGCGGCGATGGCTTGTCTTGCAAACACCATACATTGATTGTTTTCCCCGCCAAGTTTGTTACGGGTTAGATAATCCATGTTTTCATCATGCAGTGTTTTTAACGCCTCAAGCGCCATGCGTAATGCTTCTTGTGTCATGTGTTCTTCTCCTTGAGTTTGGCTTCAGTGAGTTTGAACACTTGGGAAACGATATACCCATCGTCATCCTCTGTGATTCCTGCACGTAACTCAATCTCGTGTTTGTCCTCATCCGTCAGCCCTACCCATGTGCGCTGTGACTTTAAATGATCGTGCATTGCCATCATTGCGTTTGCAAACCAAGCCAGCATCAAGGGCTCATCAATATCCTTAATTTGCCAGTTTTTTTCTTCTTTTGTATGAATGAAAAACTTTGCCCACGCTTGTGCATCTGGGTTGCTATGAATTGTCAACTCGTAATTACTCATGTGTTCTTCTCCTTGAGTTTGGCTTCAATGGCTTTGTAGTAGGCAACAAGCCCTTGTCCTGTGTGGAACACAGTGTCAGTGATATGGGTATATTCCTCATCCGTCAGCCCTACCCATGTGCGCTGTGGTGGGGCGGCATAAGGCCCGCACAATGCGTAGACTGCATTTTGCACAAGAGCGTCAGGATCAAAGTCTGTTTCCTGACCCCTCATTGTTGCTCCGCGCACCGCATAACGAACAGCCGCTACAACCGCATCGCTTAATGCGTGAGTCAAAATAGGCTTTGGAAGATCAATTGGCTCGTACTCACCATCTTTGTATTCATTTGGCGCATAAAGCCAATGGTCATCAGGTAGCGGAAAAGACATTACGCCAAACGCACTTCCGTCTGGAAGAATCACCACAGGCTCTTGCTCAATCTCTTGCCCAAGCCTCTGCACTTCACGCATGGCGTTTTCTCGCAAGGCTTCTCTTGCCCACGCTTGATATTCATAATCCATTGCATTTACAGTTGCAATCTTCTCAAGCGCCAGCTTCAATGCTTCATCTTTTATCATATTTACTCCACGGTATAGGGTTGTGTTTGAACTTTGTTGAGTTTGGATACTTCGATTTGTTGTTGTATCTCGTCGATATCCAGACGATTCAGATACGTACCGATAAAGAATCCCGATATATTCGTTATCCCGTAGAGCATCCTTGGGTTAGTCACGTAACGGTATGCTCTACGATCTAGACCCTTACGACGCAGCCACGCTTCGTATTCCTGGGCTGTTCCTGCCACGATGTACTTGATGACGTACGGTGTGGGCTCAGTGTAGGGTGCAGTAGGTTCGGTTTCGTTCATAATTTTTCTGGAGGAAATTTTTTCAGGATGAGATGTTTAGAGTAGATTCGGAAACGTATAGTATTTTTTGCTGGGAAATTTTTTAGAGAGGACATAGCGAGATTCGATTTAGGAGGATAATATAAGCAGGCCGCTATAGCCTATATAGGCCTGAGGCGTTTTCTGTAGCATCATTTAGGGGGGTCTATTCTGTGGGTCTAGGCAATCTAGGCGGGGCTATGGGTTCTGGTAGGTCTTCTGCTACACGCTTAGAGATCTTCTCTCCGGCTTGATCCATGTAATAGTACGCTATCATAGCAGCCTCACGGCCGGTGCTCGTGAAGGCCACCCAGCCTATGAAGATGCCCCATAAGAAGTTACTCACGCAATTAGGCCTTTAAACGGATTGCGTGCCATGTCCTCATTGTAGAGACGTTCGTCGATGTATGCTAACACCTGCTCTACGATCTCTATGTCGATGCTGGTCAGTGCTGCAATGCTGACTGCTGTGAAGCCTGCCTCATACAGGGGCTCTACTTCGAGAATCAAATCGGTGAACTTACTCATGGTTTATCCTTATGCGAATTCGTAAAAGCTGACGGTTGGGTCCAGGGCCATCAGCTGCTTTGCTACAGTGGTCAGTTGCTTGTGACGAGCGACGATTTCGGCTCCGGGCAATTCACCGTCGCATGTCAGATTCTCTGGGGAGAGGTCTGCGTCAATCTTGTTGGCGAGCTTCTGACGATCGCTGGCGCTAGACAAGGAGTACTGTGTGCCCCCGAAAATAGCATTCCATTTGTTGGCCTGCTCTACGTACGCTTTGAGTTCTTTCATATCTATTCCTTTGTTGCTATGTCTCGATTATAACACCGTTTCGAAACCCTGTCAAGAATAACCCTTCAGGGTTTCGGGGATTACGCACCCTGTGTCACGACGTACTTTGCCAATTTCTTCCAGTCGCCGCCCTCTGCACAGATTTTGGTCACTGAGATCAAAGTCCGCAAACTCAAATTGCGAATGCTGTTCATGTTCTCACGCAAGAACTCGATCGAGTCTTTCTTGGCCTCTTTGCTGTAGTCTTCGAGGAACTCTGGGTCTGCAACCAATACTTCCATGCGCTCGATCTTTTGTGCTTGTGTCATGCTCAAGTCAACGCACATTGCTCGCGAACGAACTGCTTGGTCTAAACGCTCGAGGTCTTTGTTGCTAATGAAGATGATAGTACCTGTGAACTTGAATGTTCTGGGCAGGTCTTCGTCTTTCATGTCTGCGTTCCAAGAGACCCAACGATCACCGTAAGAGTCAAGCGCACCTTTGAGCAAGTTCAGTGCTGTGGGGTCTGTGAGAACGCTGTCGCAATCATCGAACACCAGAGTCTGACCGTTGCCTTCGAACAGCGTGCGATAGAGACCTTTTGCTGTGCTGAAGCCTTTGATCACTTTGAAGGACTTAGGTGTGTTGATACGAGCACCCAACTCAAACGCTGCTAAGTCTGTGGTGTCTGCCATGCCGTTGGTCTTGAGCGCTTTCAACACTGTGTGTGTCTTGCCCAAGCCACCTTGGCCTGTGATGATCACTGATGCAATGGTCTTTTTCGCGCACATCGACACCATTTGCTCGACAAAGCTGAAGCGCTCGTTGATACCAAACTCTGATGCTTTCTCGCTAACATCGTTCTTCACGGTGCCAACAACAAATCCCAGCTTGGCCAACTGATCTCGCACGTATGACTCATGCCGTGAGCGTGAGACCATCTTACCGTCAACAAAACCCTCGAAACGATTCTTTTGAGCATTGTGCTTGATCACTATTTCCATTTTCTGTTCCTTGTTGCTGTTCATGTGCTTATTATAATGCCGTTTGATCAGACCGTCAAATCTTTATCAAAAGACCTTTCAAATTGCTGGGGTACTATCAAAGTGCCGCCATATGCGCTCTGATACATTTCAGCAACCGCGGCTAAGTAGAATGTATACACTTTACCATTTGGGGCAATTAACGTATATTCCATGATCTACTCCCTGATGCTGCGCTGTTGCTATGCCTCTATTATAGCATAGAGTAAGGATCAGGACAAGCAAAGACCCGTTAAATGAGTAGGGTAAACAGAGAGCTAGACTAATAAGAATCTATTATAATAAGAAAGCTTTAGTCTAGAGGGCTGGGGTTAATGAGAAAGCTTTATAATAACTCTGTTTTAAGAATGCTGGGGCAATAATCAGATGCTAGTGTTCTGACTAGGCCTAACGTACTCTGGTCATTCCCTACAGAATCTATACTTTCAAGCCATAAATAGCCTGTCTAGTATAGGCTCGATTGCGTTTATAAAATGTTGCGTTTCTTTGCTATAGCAGCATCTTATATTGCTATATCGTTACTTAGCAGTGTCTAGATTACCCCGTTCTACGATACATTGTTCATATTGACCAAAGTAGAACAGCATTTTATTCGATACGATTCGTGCTGTTCTTGATGTTTTCTTCACGAACTCTACGCCGTTGCTTCTAAAGCGTTGTCCCAGTGCTATTGCTTTAAACGTGACTCTCATAGTTGTCCTGTCCTTGTGAAGTACTCTAATGCTTCTTTTGCTTCTGATCTGAACTCGTATCTGCCTGCTGTCTCTTCTGTGAGGACGTTCATGATGTAGTACATGTCATTGATGTAAACAATTTTCCACATGATTTATACCAAATCTACCTGTACTTGCTTGTTGCGAATTGTCGTTCCTATGCCTTGTGGGACGGGTTTCTTTGCTGATTCTGCCATTCTACGTTCGTACGATAACTTGATCATTGCTTCCCAGCATAGGGTTCTGGCGGTGGCTGTTGCAAATTGTTCTGTCATTTGCTGGATTGTCAGGTACATGCCGATATCGTTTTCGGATCCGTCACCCTTGAAGATTACACGAAACTTCTGAGAGTTTTTGAATCCTTCTATGATCGTCTTTGTTCTCATGCTATTCCTTGCTTCAGATGTTACGGAATGTGGACACAATACTTGCAATCAGATATACAGCTGTGACTGCGACGAAAAGTGCTACGAAAGTGAGTGTGATTGTCATTGTGTTCTCCGTTGTTCCTTGTTTCTATGTCTTGATTATATGTGCTTTTGGAAAACCTGTCAACCAAAAACCCTTTAGCAATCAGGGTCAAAATCGTGCCATTCTTGAGCTTCGTCTGGTTGACCGTCGTCTTCGTCAATCCACCATTTGTTTTCTTCTTCGTCATCTTTGATACCAAAGTTGGGTTCTTTGTTGTATGACTGCGCCAAATCTTTACGATATTTTTCAATAGCATCGTACTCTTGTTGGTCTTTTGGCTTAGGTGCTTTTATCATATCTTTCCTTAGAAATACACCACTTGGTCGTCTTCCGCCATTGCTACTGCCTTGAAGCCGCCTACTGGAAGTTCGACCCATACTGTCGCCATCTGGCCTGGGTGGGCTCGTTCCATCATACGAACTGTTTCATAAGCATCATCGCGGTCACTGAATACTTGCATGGTGCTGGCTACTGGATTGCCAGTGTACTCGCAAGCGTTTGCTACAATGTAAAATTCGTTTCTCATATCAGCTCCTTGTTTCTGTTTATGCGATAATTATATGTGCTTTTGAGCAGAGTGTCAAGCTGCTCAAAAAAGACCCTTTACGCTATCGGGTCTTTGAAAATAGTACCACGTTGTTGCTCGTAGTCGTAAAAAGCTACGAGTTTATCAGTTTTATAGTAAACTGACAAGCCACCTAGATCACTTGACTCGTCAAACTGAGTGACGTTTGCAATAGTCATCTCAGCAATTACTTCAAGTTGCTCTGAGTACTCGTGTTGCTCAAAGTCAATAGTGTAATTAGTTACGCTGTTAATTGCTTGCTCTTGTGTGTCTGTTAACATGCTTGCTCCTGTAAAAATACTATTATAGCACAATTTGAACAGATTGTCAAGAAAAAACCCTACTGAAGAGTAGGGTACTTGGGTAATTATTCTGTTTTAAGATTACCACCATGAATCATAGTAGACTTCGTCGCCTTCGGAGATGGCAATCTTTGCCATACCGATAAACTCCATGTCTTGCAATTTCGAATCTTCATCTGGAGGATTGACACCGAAGAAGAAACCTTGCGTTACTGGTAGTTTATCGGCCAGTATATCTGCTTCAAGTGCATTTAGATCTTCTATAGTCAATCGTACTGGGATACAATTGAATGAAGGTTTATCACCACCTTTTGCCCGATACAAGCGTTCCATCCAACCATGCAAATCATGATGCTTGCGCCAATACATGATTTCCTCATGCCGCACACCATGTTCTAGGCCTGCGATTTCAAAGTCACCTAAGGCAAAATTCTTTGCCACGCGAAAAGCGTACATGTCTAAACCCATTTCAATACTCCTCTTCTACTGGATTTGTTTCAATATAAACATAGCCAAACTGAATCGTTCCTTCCCACCCGGATTCTCCTCGTCCACCGCTGGTCACAAACTCTGTATCAAACTCTAGAATGGCACCGAGATCAAGCAAATTGTCATACTTGTCGGCCTTGATATCCTCTACAAGAATACAACCAATTAGACCTGCATCTACAGAATAACTGTGACCATACTGATCATGATATACACCGTCGCCGAATGCTGTGCTGTACGTTGCAAACCTACGTCCATCTTTAAACTCGAACTCGCCGTCTTTGACCTTTTGTCCATCTAGAGTAATGTCGCAAAACTCTCGCCATTCCTCATTAGTC